AGGCTCTCGGATTCCGTACGGGTAAGGAAGTGGCGGATGGTTTAATATGGTGAGAGAAGCTATGAAAGGGGTAATGATGGGTTCGCGTGGGCCTGTGCCGAAACGGAGCGAGGATCGTAAACGTCGTAATGAGGTGAATGTGACGCGTGCCGCGTCGGGTTCGCCGGATGGCGTGGCGTGGCCGGAAGCGCCGGAGGAGTGGACGCTTGTGGCTCGCATGTTGTGGGAGTCGCTGCCGAAGTCTGGCCAGTCGAGGTTCTATGAGCAGTCGGACGTGGCGTTGGCGTTCTTTGCTTGTCAGGAGATTTCGGAGTATCAGCTGTCGCCGAAGAAGAATGCTCAACGCTTGTCGTCTATCTTGACGGCGTTGTCGTCGCTGTGTGTGGCTGAGGGGGATCGGCGCCGTGTGGGGATTGAGTTGTCTCGCGGGGATGAGGAGTTGTCGGAGGAGGAGGCGACGGTGACGGTGATGAATCAGTGGAAGCAGCGCATGGAGGGCGTGTGACCGCTGTGGTCGATCTTGCCGAGTGGGGCAAGCGTGAGTTTCAGGCGTCGCTGCCGCCGGGTGACAGGTGTGTGACGTTGCCTGTTGGCCTGCCTGAGTTGACGCTTGGGTATGGTGTGTTGACGTGGATGGAGCGTGAGCTTGTTGTCCCGTCTGGGCCTTTTGCGGGGGGGTCGTTTGTGGCGACGCCGCAGCAGGCGTTGTTTTTGTTGTGGTATTACGCGGTGGATAAGCAGGGCCGGTGGGTGTTTTCGCGTGCTGTGAGGCGTCTTGCGAAGGGTTCGGGGAAGACGCCGTTTGCTGCGGCGATGGCGTTGGCTGAGCTTTTGGGGCCTGTGCGGTTTGGTGGGTTTGTGCATGGTGTGCCTGGGGGGTGTGTTGGGGTGCCTGTGCGGTTGCCTCTTGTGCAGGTGGCGGCTACGTCGGAGGAGCAGACTGGGGTGACGATGCGTATTGTGACGGGGATGGCTCATAAGGGGTCTCGGTTGCAGAGGAAGTATCAGTTGGATCCGGGGAAGACGTTTATCGATACGCCGTCGGGTGGGCGTCTTCGTCTGTTGACTTCTTCGGCTGCTTCGGCTGAGGGGTCGGAGTCGTCGTTTGTGATTGCTGACGAGGTGGAGCATTGGAAGCCGGCTAATGGTGGCGTGGAGTTGTGGCATACGTTGAGGCGTAATTTGGCGAAGACGGGTTCGCGCATGTTGGAGACGTGTAATGCGTGGGAGCCTGGGGTGGATTCTGTTGCTGAGGCATCGTTCGATGATTGGGTTGCGCAGGAGGAGGGGCGTTTGCGTGACGGGGCGGGCCGTACTTTGTATGACGCTCGGGTTGCTCCGTCGTTTACGTCGTTGTCGGATGAGCCTGGGGAGGGCGAGGTGTCGTTGACGGAGGGGTTGAAGTTCGTGTACGAGGGGTCCCCGTGGACGGATATCGAGGCGATCAAGTCGGAGATTTGGTCTCCGTCGAATCCGGTGTCGGTGTCGCGCCGCTTCTATTTGAATCAGCCTACGGTTTCCGAATCGGCGTGGGTTGAGCCTGGCGTATGGGCCGCGCTCGCTGATTCGGAGAGGAAGCTTCGGAAGGGTGAGGAGGTTGTGTTGTTCTTTGACGGGTCGAAGTCTGGGGACAACACGGCTCTTGTCGGGTGCTGTATGGAGGACGGGTTCGTGTTCACGGTTGACGTGTGGGAGCCGGAGGAGGATACGGGCCTGGTTGACGTGGATGATGTGGTGTCGGCGGTGGATTGGGTGCGTGCCCAGTTTGACGTTGTTGGGTTTTTCTCGGATGTGCGGGAGTGGGAGTCGTTTGCGAAGATGCAGTGGCCGCGTGACTTTGAAGAGTCGATTGTGGTTCCGGCGCAGGACCATGGGAAGGCTGCGTCTCTTGTGGCGTGGGATATGCGGTCGCATGGTTTGGAGTTTGCGACGGCTGCTGAGATGTGTCGGGCTGAGATTGAGGACGGCCTGTTCCATCATGACGGGAATTTCGTGACGGCCCGGCATATCGCGAATTGTCGTATGGCGGAGCAGCGTGGGCATATCACGGTGAAGAAGGAGTCTCCTAAGTCGTCGAAGAAGATCGATGCTGCCGTCTGTGTGATTGGGGCTCGTATGGTGTATAGAATGGTGAAAGAAGACCCAAGGTACAAGAAGCGCGTGCGCGCTGGAGGGGAATGGATTGTCGGATGAGCTTTGAGTCCCTGTTGGCGAAGGCTGAGTCCTCGCTGTCCAATCCGAAGTTGAACTCTATCTATGATGGGGATTTGCAGCTTGAGCAGATTGGCGTGTCTATTCCTCCTCAGGTGCGGGCGTTGGAGATGCGCTGGAATGTTCCTCGTCTCGCGGTGGACGTTCTTGCCGAAGCGTTGAACATTGACGGGTTCGAGGGCGCAGCCGTGGACGATGACGTGTTGCGGCGCCTGCGCCTGGCGTGGTCTGGGCTGCATATGGATGCGTTGGCGCAGCAGGCGCACACGGAGGCTCTTGTGCAGGGTGAGGCGTTTCTTGTGGTTGGCCCGTCGGATAACGCGCATGGTGTGATGACGACGGTCCATTCCAGGGATGGTGTGGCCGTGGAGCAGACGTGGGACGGGCAGATCGAGGAGGCCGTGGTCACGTTCCAGTCAAAGAACGATAACTGGTCTGATGTTGTGCGGGCTGTGCACTATATGCCTGGCGGTATTGACGTGTATCAGCAGTCGTCCGGTCTGTGGGGGTTGATTGATTCGTTTGAGTGGGTTGGCCGTGTCCCTGTTATCCCTCTTCGGAATGTGTCGCGTGTGGGGGACAGGCATGGCCGGTCGGACATGGACTTGGTTATCGACTACGGGAACGCGGGCTCCCGGACTTTCACGTTGTTGCAGTTGGCGACTGAGATGCTGTCTCTTCCGCAGAAGTATATTCTTGGCGGGGACCGGGAGCGGATGCGCCGCGAGGACGGCACCAAGATTTCGTTGGATGATTTGAAGCTTGGGTCTTTGTTGTTGACGCCTTCTGCGGATTCGAAGGTTGGCCAGTTGCCGGGCGCGGATTTGAATCAGATTACGTTGGTGATTAAGTCTCTTGCTCAGCAGGTGTCGGCGATGACGGGGATTCCTCCGCAGGCTCTTGGTTTGGAGTCGGCGAATCCGGCGTCGGCTGAGGCTATGCGTGTGGCGAAGGACCGGCTTATCTCCAGGGGGGAGAAGAAGCAGGCTATTTTCTCGTCTGCGTGGGAGGAGTGGGCGAAGGTTGTGTGCTCGTTTTGGGGTGTGGATTTGGAGGGCGCCGGGTTGTCGCCGGTGTGGCGGGATATTGCTTCTCCGTCGGCGTCGGCGAAGGCGCAGGCTCTTTTGCAGGCTCATGCTCAGGGCGTTGTATCGGCGCGGACGGCGCGGGATGGTTTGCAGTTGACGCCGGAGCAGGTGCAGCGGGAGAATGCGCGTGAGGACGCGTCGTATGCGGTTGGGTCTCGTGGTGTGGTGATTGATTCGGTGGATGACGGTGGCGTGGCTGAGCCTGAGGGCGTCGTGTCTGAGGGTGCGTAGTGTTTAGCCTGGTGTGGTTGTTTGGCTGGCTGGCCCGGGTCCGTGGTTTGCTGCGGGCTCGGGCCGCTTCTGTGTTGCGTGAGGCGAAGCGGGAGGGCTGGCTTGGTGACGTTGATCGTGTTGTGGCGGAGTTGTTTCCGTATGTGCGGGCTGGTTCGTATTTGGGTTGGCTGGGCCAGGTGGGGTTCGTGTACCGGTCGAACGGTGGCGTGTTGGGGTGGACGCCTTCAATGGCTGGGGTGTCTCCGTGGGCGTTCCGTGAGGCTCTGCGGAAGGCCCTGCGGGTGTCGGGCGGGGGTGTGCGTCGCCCGTTGGATGATCTGATTCGGGATGTTGCGCATGTGGCGGAGACGTATGTGAATGAGAATGCGCGGCGCGTCGTCGTGGATTTGGCGTCCGGGGATAAGGGGAAGGCGAAGAAGTCTCTCGCCTATGCGAGGGAGCATGGGCATCCGGTGGCCAGGTTTGTTGCCGCGTTGGAGGACGCGGACTCCCCGGTCGGCGCCGTGTTCGCCTCCGACGACGAGCTTGCGGACGCCGCGGAAGAGCTCATCGACGGCATGAAGGATGCGTTCGGGGACGTGCCGGACTTGTCCGACTTGGAGGACGAGCTGGAGGCGTGGCATACGGCAGAGGTGGATAAGGCCGTGTTCGACGCGGAGATAGCGCTCGGGCTTAGGTCGGAGTCTGGGGAGTTGTTCGCGGTTGGTTGGGCTCGTATTCCTGTAGGCCCGTATACGTGCCCGTTTTGCCTCATGCTGTGCGCGAGGGGTGCTGTCTACCGTAAGAATACTGTGACTGCGCCGAAAGGTAGCAAGCGGGGGAAGACCGGAGCGTACGGTACGGACGCGTTTCACTGGGGTTGTGACTGTATTGGCGTGCCCGTGTTCGATAAGAAGGACTTTGAGGGGAAAGAGACAGTGGATGCGGCTGGCCGGTTGTGGAGGGCGTTCGCGAAGGGGAATTCGCCGGATGCTCGCGAGTTTGTGCGGTGGATGGGCACGGATGAGGGGCGGCGTGTGGCGGCGCGTCTTTTGCCGGATTATGGCGAGCGGCGGTGATCCTGCTTGTTGTATGATTGCAGTGGTTCCAATCTCTGATTGGGTCCGCACACAAGTGTGTGGCAATGGCAAGAGCTATAAAGGAGTGTTAAATGTCGGATGAAGTTACGGAGACCCAAGAGGCTGAGACGGCCGCTGCTGGGACGCCGGACGCTGGGACTGCTGCTGCGGAGCCGAAGAGGCCGTGGGGCGAGGGGGAATTCGATGAGGCGCGGGCCGCGCGGCTTATTGAGAATCTTCGCGCTGAGGTTGCGGGGTTGAAGAAGGCGGCTAAGACTGCCGTTAAGCCTTCTGACCCGGATGAGGCGCTGCGTAGTGAGGTGGCGGAGCTTCGTGAGAAGCTGTCCACGGCGACGAAGCGTGAGCTTCTGACTAAGCGTGGGCTTCCTGAGAATCTGATTGGCGCTCTTAGCGGGGATGATGAGGATGCGTGGAAGCAGATGGCTGACATGCTTGCCGAGTTGAAGTCCCCGAAGAATAGCGGGGCACGCCGTGCGGCGGACCCGGTTCAGTCGGCCCGGGACGCGGGCGCGACGAAGGAACAAGCAGATTTGGCGCGGGCGCGTCAGATTTTCGGAGATTAGAAAGGAAAACCTCTCATGGCGAATGAGGGACAGATCGGGACGGAGCAAATTAGTGGTCTTCTCCCGAAGCCGATGGCCAAGGAGATTATGACCAAGGCGTATGCCGACTCGGTTGTCGGGCGTCTGGCGGGCACTAATGCTCTCCCTGTTAATGGCGATGCGGTCGCCACGATGGTTGGCAAGCCTGTCGCGGGCATTGTCGGCGAGGGTGAGGCGAAGCCTGTTATCAGCGCTCAGCCGACTATTAAGACCATGCATATGGTCAAGGCTGCGGCGATCGTGTATTGGTCTGAGGAGGTCCGTCGGGCGAATCCGGTGGAGTTCCTGTCCAAGTATCAGGAGTGGGTTACGTCTGCGGTCCGTCGTGCGATTGACATGGCGGTCATTCATGGGAAGAATGCGCTGACCGGGACGGACATTCCGGGTGTTGAGTCGATCATTTCGACCACGAATTCGGTCACGCTCGGGACGGCTGCGAAGGCTGACGGCGGCCTGTCGGCTGACATTCTCGGCGGCGTCGCCCTGATTGAGGACGTGACGGATTACGCCGTGAACGGGTTCCTGGCGGACAAGTCCATGCGGCTGAAGCTTCTGTCGGCTACTGATGTTCATGGCCGCCCGATCTACACGATGGGCGCGAACGGGCGTGGCGGCGTCTCGCTTCAGGATCAGGTTGGCGACCTGTTCGGCGTCCCGATGGCCTACTCGGACACGGTTTCCGGGAAGATCGGCAAGGTCGAGGACACGAAGACCAGGCTTATTGCCGGCGACTTTAAGGACAATATCGAGTTTGGCTACTCGATGGATGTCACGTCGAAGAAGTCCACGGAGGCGACGCTTGATCTTGGTCAGGGCAAGACGGTTTCGCTTTTCCAGAACAACCTTGAGGCATACCTGGTTGAGGCTCGTTTCGGCTGGGTTATCCGGGATGTGAAGGGGTTCACGAAGTATGTCGTCAACTAATGTCGTCCGGGTCCGTCATGTGGACACGGGGACTGAGGCGGAGGTCGCCGTGGAGGACTTCGATGGGCTTGATTCCTGGGTCCTCGTGGACGGTAGCCTTCCAGCCCCCGAGCCGGAGGCGGAAGACAAGACCGAGACCGAGACGGAAGAGACTCCCACGGCTGAGCCTGACGGCGAGGTTGTCGGGGACCGTCCCGGCAAGCGCTCGAAGTGACGGGAAGGGCACGGGTTGACCATGGTGCTCGCTTACATTAACGACGTTCAGGCGTCGCTTATGCGGAAGTTGACGCCTGAAGAGCTTGAACTGCTGGACTTGCTTCTCCACAGGGCCGAGAACCGTTTGAAGGCGGCTCTCGGTGATGCCCGGTGGAATAGCATGTCGGAGGCGTTCAAGGCTCTTGTGACTGAGGTTGAGGCGAACATGGTCGCCCGTGCCTTCCTGAACCCGGAGGGGTTGAGGAAGGAGTCGGACGGCCAGTACTCGTATGAGGTTGACCGGTCCCGGGCTCTTGGCTATATCGCTTTGACTGATGAGGACCTCGAACTGCTTGGGCTTAAGCCTCAGGGGTTCACGGTCGCGAACCAGAAGCACACGCCGTTGGAGAAGATACTTGAGGAGGGGACTCAATGGGTTTGCTCAAGGGTCGGACCTCGGTATCTGTGATCCCGTCGGAGTGGGCGCGGGACAAGTATGGGACGGTGAAGCGGGTTGAGAAGCCCGCGGTGGCTGTTCCGGCTACTGTGCAGTGGTTGACGGTTGAGGAGGCTGCCGAGTTTGTGGTGTCTCCTAACACGGCTGTGCGGGTGATTGCGTCTTCGTGGCCTGGGAAAGAGCAGGACCGTTTCACGTGGAACGGGAAAACGTTCGAGCAGATCGGGCCTGCCCAGAAATTCTACGGGTCGAGGCGGACGGCCCATTTCGAGGTGATGGCCCGGCTCACGTCGGAGGCGGTCTCGGATGGGTAAGCTCCTGCCGGAGAAGGCGTTCAACAAGGTTGTGGCTGCGCAGGTGGCGCATGCGCCGGAGATGCTTGTCAAGGCCGAGGAGGCTAAGGCGGCGATCCTGGTGTTCGCGGCGATGCACAACAAGACCGGGCATTATGCGGGGCGGCTGGTTGTTCGTCCGGCGAACCGGGTTGATTACGAGGTTGTGGCGACTGATCCTGCGGCGGCGCATATCGAGTTTGGACACCAGCTGTCCGGCTCGGTGCCGAAGGACGCCATGACCGGTGTTTCGAGGACGACGCTCAGGCGTGGCAAGCGGTGGGTGCAGGGTTTGCATATTGTCCGCAATGGGGCCATTGCTGTTGGCGGCGTCGTGGACGGGGGTGTGTAAGGGTGTTCGAGGTTGAGTCCCCCATCATCGTGCTTTTGCAGCGTGAATACCCTGAAAGCGTGGTCACGGTCGGACCAGGCATCATCGACCTTGACAAGAAGCAAGTGATCGCCGTGCATGCTTCTGGCGTCCCTATCGACTCGAAAGCTCGGGGCGGTAAATGGGTCGTTGACGTTACGGTGTTTGACACCGACAGGGACTCTTCGATCACGACGTGTGGTCGGATTGTCAAGCGGCTTCTGTCGGCGGCTGACGAAGGGCTCCTTGGGGGCGCGGTCGGGGGCCAGGTGCTCCAACTCCCTACCTTTGTCGAAAACAAGACAAGTTCGATGGCGCATGCTGTTTCGGCGGCTGCGCTCCAATTCGTCGGCCGGTTTGGCTGACAGAAAGGGGTGAATAATGGCCAAGGATGAGGCTGTTATTCCCGGTCAGGGATGGGTACTGATAGGCGACACCGATACTGCCGTGCCTGACATTACGAAGTTCAAGCTTGCGGACGAGGCCACGTTCACGGGATGGACGTGGCTCGGTAACACGTCGAAGGAGAACCCTCCGAAGCTTGGCAAGGACGGCGGCGACGTTAAGACCCATGACACGTGGGATACTCCCGCTATGCGTTCTACGGTTGAGACGACGGTGTACACGATGGAGATCGCGGCGCTGTCGGTGACGAAGAAGACCCTCGATTTGGCGTTCCCTGGCGGTACGTGGGATGACCAGAAGAAGATTTTCTCTGTCCCGTCGAAGCCTGGCGTGGTCAATAAGTCTGTTCTCGTGATCATGAAGGATGACGTGAATGGCTTGTCTGGGTTTGTTTTCCCGAATGGCGCGCTCGCTATTGGCGACATGCCGGAAATTAAGACGGATGGGTTCTTTGAGATCAATCTGAAGGTGACGGGCAATGCGTCGCCGACGGATGGGTCGCCTCTCCGTTTCATTCCGATTGCCGCGAAGTAAGCGTGGTTTGCTTGCGGGGCCGCCGTTTTGGTGGCCCCGTTTGCTTTTGGGATCGTATACTGAATGTGTACATTGCACTCTATGAAAGGAAGCAATCATGACGACTAATGTGATGTCGCAGGGCTGGACCCCGGATGTGGCGCAGACACCCCCGGCCTCGTGGGGTGGGCAGCAGGGACTGGCCGGGCCGCAGTCTGAGCCGCCCGCGCCTGGGGTGAAGGAGGCGACCGCGAATGAGAAGTTTGCGGCCATGCCTGGTTCTGATCTTGTCGTCCCGCCGTATGCGCTTGAGCCGTGGAAGGCGCTGCGTATCATGGGCGCTCTCATGCCGATTGTCGGCGGTTCGGACGAGTTGGATATGAATGCGGAGACGTTCAACGGGATTTCGCTTGTGCTGCGTGAGGTGACCGATCTTGCGGCGAAGGACAAGGCGGCGTTGCAGGCGTTCCTTGGTACGGACCTTCAGAAGATTTTCGAGTATACGGTTTCCTATGCGGCTGCGGTGGGGGAATTGTACGGCTCCAAGAGCTAGTCAAGTCCACGCCCGGCCTGGCTGGCGACTTGTGGGCGCTCTACCGTTTCGACGTGTGGAGTATCGGGACGGTCGGCCAGGTCCGGGTGGGGGTTGAGCTTTTGGAGCGATTGGAAGACGAGACGAGGAGTGTCGTGGCCAGGAAGACCCCGGAGGACCCGAGGGCGTTCGGTTGGGGCCAGGTCGAGGAGGCGCTGGCTTCCTTGATCGAGGAGGTCCGGGCGTTGCGTTCGACGGTCGCTGGGATCATGAACGGCAAGCCTCCGAAGGTGAACCGGTATGAGGGCCGGCCTAAGGTCCAGCTGGAAGAGAAAACGGTGAGGAAGGCCAAGAGCGTGGAGGACGCGTTCCGCATGCTCGGCTTGCCGACCTCGTAAAGCAGAAGGGACTGGATAGATGGCTTCCGGCAAGGTTGGTTCTATCTCGTTGACTGTGATCCCTGATTTGAAGGGGTTGCGGGAGAAGCTTCGTGTTGCGATTGATCGTATTGAGCGGTCTACGAAGATCAAGCTTCAGGTTGAGTTTGAGATAGACAATGCTTCCATGTCGCGGGTGAAGTCGTCTATCAAGTCCCAGCTGCGGGATGAGAAGGTGAAGGTCGCGGCGGCGGTGGATAAGGCGTCGTTGGCGAAGACGCGTTCTCAGATTGAGGCTGCGGCGCGGGATGCGAAGACGCATATCAAGGTTGAGGTTGACCGTAATGGTGTGCAGCGTGCCCGGCTTGCCCTGGTGCGTGCTATGGAGGGCATCAAGGTTAAGCCGCACGTGGACTATAAGCCTCTTGAGAAGGAGATCCGGGGCCGCACGTTTGTCAAGTATATTGGCGCAGTGTGGCAGCCTGGTTCGCTGGACCAGTTGAAGGGGACGTTTTATTCGAAGTTTCCGGCGTTGCGGCCGTGGATTTGGCCTGAGGTTGACTTCGCGTATATTAAGACTGCGGCGAAGAATACTCTCACGGCGTTCCGCAATTCGTGGAATAGTCTGTCTGGGCGGACGTTCCGGGTCGGCATGTATGCGACGTGGCATGACAAGCAGGGGATGATTCGTAAGCTTACGCAGTCGCTTGGGCATATCCGGGCGTATTTGGTGGCGGAGTTTGACCGGACGGAGTTCGGCAAGGCTACGCTTGCGCTGTTGCGGACGGCGCGTAGGGATTTCCGTAAGCTCACGTTCCCTGTCCGTGCGGTGTGGGATCAGGTGTCGCGGGTGAAGCTGTTCTCTGGCGTGAAGCTCATGGCTTCGCTGTTGGGGAAGGTTGCGACTATCCCGTTTATTGCGGTGTGGGACGCGAGGCCGGTGGCGGCTGTGCGCGGCGCCGTGGCTGCGGTGGCCCGCACGCTGTGGAAGTACGGGAAGATTCCGTTTAAGGCTGTGTGGGATTCTCGGGCGATGTCCGCGGTTCGTTCGAAGGTGAGCGAGGCGACGAAGAATCTGGTTAAGGGCATTCCGATCAGGGCGAAGATGACGTTGCAGTGGGCGGCGTCGGCGATCCGGTTTTTGAACCGGCTGGGTGTTACTCGCCTGGTGAAGTATAAGATTCAGCTTCTTACGAATGAGGCGTTGAAGCGTGCCCGCCAGTTGGGTACGTTGATTAAGGCTTCTCTTGCTCTTGGTGTTGTGGGCGGGGCGTTCATGTCCGTCGTGCAGTCCGGGCTGAACGGGATTAACAGCATTGTGGTGGCGGCGAAGCGGATCGCGCCGGCGATGGGGGCGGCTGTCGGGATTATGGCTTCGTTCGCGGCCGGCGCGGGTGTCGCGGTGGTCGCGTTGAAGAAGGCGTCGGATGAGTTGAAGGCGCTTGAGGCCCCGTTGAAGGCGGTCCAGAAGGGGATCGAGGACGCGTTCTGGAAGTCTGCTAAGCCGGTCGTGTTGGAGAATGCGCAGAAGCTTATAGCTGGTTTGAACAAGGACGTGTACGCCCTGTCGGCCGGGATGGGGAGCGTGTTCGCGAACATCGCGAAGGGCGCGGGCACGTCGATGGCGCAGTTCCAGACGGTGATCCAGAACGCGAAGCGCGGGTTCGACAACATGGGGCCTGGCCTGAATGCGTTGACTCAGGCGTTGGCGAACTTTATCGCGGCGGCGTCGTCGTTCTTCCCCCGGTTCGGGCAGTGGATCACGGACATTTCGAACAAGTTCTTGGCGTGGACTCAGCAGATGGGCCAGTCTGGGCTTGAGGATTGGATGAACCGCGGATGGGCTGCGACGAAGACTCTCGCGGACATTCTCGGCAACACGGTCGGTATCTTCTGGCAGATTGTGAAGGCGGCGTCGGGCGGCGCCGCGGGCATGGAGGAGTTTAACCGCAAGCTGGAGTCGATGAAGCAGAAGCTCGCGACTCCGGAGATGCAGACCGGTTTGCGGGACATGTTCAACGGGGCGAAGCAGGGCCTTGACTTTATCCAGCAGGCGTTGGGCAATTTCGTCAACCAGTTGCCGCAGATGGGTGAGGCTATCGGCCGGGTGTTCTCTGCTGCGGGTCAGCTGATTGGGACGTTTGCTGACACGTTGGGGAAGATTTTCTCGAATCCTGCCGTGCTTGAGGGCATCCAGCAGATCATTCTCGGGTTTGACGCGCTGTTTCGGGCTGTGCAGCCTGTGGTGCAGATGCTCGCGGAGAAGCTTGGCGGTATCCTGGCGGATATTGGCCGGGTGATGCAGCAGATGGCGCCGGATGTTCAGAAGCTTGCCGGGTATTTCGGCGAGTTTGCGGGGATTTCGTTTGACGCTATCGGCCAGTTGGTTCAGATCATTCTGCCTCCTCTGGTGGAGATCATGAACGAGTTGATGCCTGCGATCAACGAGATCACGAAGGCGATCCTGCCTCCTATGTTGGAGATTATCAAGCAGCTTATGCCGTTCATCAAGTGGGTTGTGGACATTATCGTCCAAGAGCTTGTTCCGATCTTGGCCGAGCTGATCCCTCGGATCGGCGCCGTGGTTGAGTCGCTGCTTCCTCCGCTGCTTGAGGTGTTGAAGAAGATCATCCCGCCGGTGATTGAGATGGTGAAGGACTTGATGCCGGCTGCGGTCTCGATCTTTGAGGCGTTGCAGCCCGTGTTGAAGGTTGTGATCGACATTCTTGGTGCGATCCTGCCGCCGATCATTAAGGCTTTCGCTGGCACGGTTAAGTTCCTTATCGGCGTGATCCAGACGTGTATTGATATCTTCAAGTGGCTGTGGGAGGTTGCCAAGGAGGTTTGGGATGCGATCTCTCGGTTTGTCGGCGCCGCTGTGGATGCTGTGGGCAGGGCCATCTCTAACGGCATGCACTGGATTTCCGGCGTGTGGTCGAACGCGTGGAATGGGATCAAGTCGTTTGTGAAGGGCTTGTGGGACGGGATCGTCGGGTTCTTCCGTGAGGGCGTCCGGGTGATCGGGAACATCTTCAAGAGTATCGGGAAGGCTATCATGGCCCCGTTCAAGGCGGCGTTCAATGCAATCGCCCGGTTCTGGAACAACACGGTCGGCAGGCTGTCGTTCACTATCCCGGATTGGGTTCCTGGGATTGGCGGGGCCGGGTTCTCCATGCCGAAGATTCCGACGTTTGCCCGTGGCGGCATCGTGGATAAGGCTACGTTGGCTGTTATCGGTGAGGGTGGCGAGAACGAGGCTGTCATACCTTTGTCGAAGCTTCAGCCGATGATTGACAAGGGCGTGAATGCCGCCTTGGCTGAGACGGGGGGCGGGAGCACGGTCTACAATGTGAATATGACGCTTGACGCCCGCCAGTTGAAGAATCTCGACTCTCTTGATAGGTTCATTCGCCTGTTGCAGGTCAAGGCCCACATGTACGGAGGGGACATCTGATGGCTATCCAATGGGGGAATTGGGTTCAGGGGCATCGTATCCAGTCCCGGCTCGGCATTGACATTGTGGGCAACCTGACGGGCGGCATGCCTGTCAAGGCCGTGATCTATGTTCAGACCACCGGGTGGTTCTCGGACGCGTTCAACCATGTGCGTGTGACTGGCGCGCACCAGTTTGAGAACAAGAACTTCCGTATCGGGGCTGGCGGGCCGGGCGTCGTCAAGATCACCGAGGTTGCGGCGAACTATCCTCCGCAGTTCGGCAAGTCGCAGGCGTTCGCGACCGGCGCCTCGATTACCGGGTTTATCGGCGGTGACTGTTCGGTTATCGCTAACTGGGTTGTTCCGGCGATCCAGTACTATACGCCTATCCCTGTTTCGGATGTGAAGGCGACGCGCACGTCGGACCGGATTATGCAGGTTACGTGGCAGAACAACGGCTCGTCCCTGCAGGATGCCAGGCCCTATCTGGGTATTGATATTTACCGGCGCACGGATGACGTGCAAAGGTATGTTGACACTATCGGCGGGGATCAGGTCGCGTGGACTGATACTGGTGTGGAGCCTGGGCACACGTATCAGTATGAGATCAGGGCTAAGAACAATGCGGGTGAGGCTGCGGGTGCGGTTTCGAACTATGCGTTTACTACCCCGCTGGCGCCGACCGGTGTGCACGCCTCTCGTTCTGGTGATGGGGCGACGATTGTTGTCTCGTGGGGCATTGACCGGATTGATCGGAATGCGAAGATCGTTGTCGCCGATCAGGATGGGGCGGAGTACCAGTATGGCGCGGATGCCCGTCGGGCTGAGATTGCCATCGGGCAGATTGACAAGCCGCGCATGTATGACGTGCGTGTCACGATTGGCGGTTTGTCGTCGCCTAGGGCGACGTCGAATCCTATCGTGGTTGCGTCGGCGCCGAACGCCCCGACGATTATTGCCCCGGATGGCGTGTATTTGCGGTCGAATCCTTCGTCTGTCCGGTTCTCGTGGCAGCATAACCCTACGGATTATTCGGATCAGTCGAAGTATGTTATTGAGTTCACGCGGGGTGACACGTGGGAGCCTGCGCAGATTTGGGAGGTGAAGCAGGAAACTAGCTTGAACTATGTCACTGTGGTGCCGTGGCCGAGTGGCAGGGGCGAGGCTGGGCGTATCCAGTGGAGGGTGCGGACGTGGGGGTGGAAGACGGATGACAGTTTCGCTTCCCCGTGGTCGTATGGGTCGTTTTACCTTGCCGATCCTCCAACGTTTGATATTATGAATCCGTCTGCTGGGGCGACGATTGATTCTGACGAGACCGAGCTCACCCTCGGTTTGTTTAGCGATGTGGGGGCGTACAAGGTCGTGGCGGACCTTGTAGATGACGGCGGGGGGGATAAGCCTCGCCGGATTGAAACGTCTATCGCCGTTGGGGCGAAAGACTCGTGGGTCTCTATCCCGTTGACCGGGTTGAAGAACGGCCGGCATTACACGGTGACGGCGACCATAACGGGGCTTGTCGAGTCCGACCAGAAGACGGTGAAGTTCAATGTCGAATACAAGATTCCCCCGGTTCCGGTTGTGAAGACGGAGTGGGACCCCGAATCTGGGATCGCGACGTTCAGGATCGACTACAACTACAAGACGCTTGAGGACAAGCCGGTGAAGGCCGCCATCTTCAAACTGATGGGGAGCAACTTCGCCAACAGGGTCAAGGTAGCTGACGGAACTCCCGATTCGCTTCCGATGTGGGTTGACAGGTTCCCGAACGGCAACTCGGATTCGAACCGGTACTGGTTCTGGGTGGAGTCTAAGCTGGGCAAGCGGGCGTGGGCGATCGTCGATTTGGACACGTCGAAGAACCCGCTGAGGTCTATCGTGTTCACGTCGAAGAACGACAACGCGGTGTTCCGGTGGAATCCTGAGGTGTCGAAGTCTGTCGGGTCGGTGAACAAGGAAACCCACTATTTCGCGGGGCGGCGCCTGCCTGTCGCGTTTGTGGGCATCCAGGATTTTAAGACGGTGGATATCGGGTTTGACGTGCTGGAGGACGATAAGCGCGGTCTGGATTTGTTGACCCATATTGCGCGGGCGTCGGAGCCGTTCTTGTACAGGGACCCGTCGGGGGAGTACATGTGGTGTATGGTGCGTGAGTATAAGACGTCGTATAGCCGGACGGGCAGGATTTGGCATGTGACGTTGACTGCTACCCAGGTGGAGGCCCCTAATGACGGGACGTACTAAGATATCTGACCGCCTGTTGGCGAATTCGCGGCGCGAGTCGTTCCGTGTGGACGTTTTGCATGCGAAGTATGGTTCGTGGGTTGAGCAGTTGGATGGGGTGTCCGGGGGGACGATTACGGCTGCGGTGGATGCCCGGATCAAGGTGTCTGGCATCCTGTCGGTGAAGTCGAAGAATCCGCCCGCGTGGTATGGGGACAAGCTGTTGCGGGTGTCGGCGACCGTGAATGGCCAGTCGTGGGTGTTGGGCACGTTTATCCCGTCTATTCCTTCCGTGGGATACGGCGACGGGATCGACGAGTTCGATATTGAGTTGAACGACAAACTGTTGTTTTTGGAGCAGGCGGCGACTGGCGGCGCCTTGGCTGAGCCGAAGGGGAGGAATATCGCTCAGGCGGTCTCTGGCCATATCCGCCAGCAGGCTGGAACGTTCTATGCTAACGTTCCCGATACGGGGAGGGTCCTTCACCGGAATCTTGTGTGGGATGCGGGGACCCCGTATTTGACGATCATAAACGACATGCTTGACTATATGGGGTATTTCTCGCTTTCTTGTGATCCTTTCGGGAACTATTATGCGTTGCCGTATCAGACGCCGAAGGAGCGGCCTCTCAAGTACCGGTGGGAAGAGGGCGCGGAGTCGTTGTTTGAGCCGGAGATTACGTGGACGCATGACATGTATAACGTTCCGAATAAGGTTGTTTACATTGTGCAGGCTGCGGGCGACAGTGCGGTGGGCAAGAAGGCTCAATCGTTTCATGCGGAGGCTGAGAACAGGTCGAATGGCCCGTATTCGTATATGGCTCGCGGCCGGTGGATTACCGAGATAAAGACTGACGTTGACGCTGACAGTCAGGCGACGTTGCAGAAGATGGTGGATCGGCGTCTGGCGCGGGCGTCGAATCCGGTTAAGAAGGTTGAGTTGAAGCATGCGCTGGTTCCCCTGATGTTGAATGATGTGGTTTGGTTTAAGGCCCACGATTTGGCTCTTTATACGACGGTGCGCAAGTTTGAGATAGACTTGACTCCCGGAAGCCTTATGTCTGTCGTGTTGAGGGGAGCGAACAGGGATGACAATGAGTCTTGATGCTTTGGTGCCTAAGGGCGGGGAGGGGAAGAACCTTTCTTTCCGTTGGGGGACGGCCAAGGACAAGGGGGACGGGACGTATAGCGTCCATCTTGACTGGGATCAAGAGGGGAACGACATTCCCATTGAAGACACTATTGTGGATATCTGGAATGGTGCGGAGATTCTGTGCATGTTTTGGGGGACGAAGATGATCGTGGTTGGTAAGCGTGGGGGCCAGGGCGGGCTTGCGTCCGGCTTTGAGGTCCCGATCGGGACGATTATCCCGTGGGCGGGCGGTGCCAAGTCGGTCCCGCCTGAGCGGAATCTCAGTGGGAAGCCTCTGTGGATTATATGCGCCGGACAGGCGCTTTTGGCTGAGAATTACCCAGAGCTCTACAGGGTGATAGGGAACACTTACGGGTCTGGTACTTACTTGGGTAAGAAGGATGATCGGTGGTTCAGGGTTCCGGATTTGCGGGGGCGTGCGCCGTTCGCCCATGCTGGGGCTTCGGGCCGGTCTAAGGTGTTCAACACGGTTGGGGCGTGGCGTGGTGGTGAGACGGTCAAGCTTACTGTTGATAATCTTCCGCCGCATACTCACCCGCAGAATGTGTCTGTGGATTTCGGGTCTGGTCCGGCGAAGCGTCGTGACTATGTTGTTGATGTTCCTGATGGGAAGGGTCAGGTTTTCGAGCAGGGTATCGGGACTGGTTCGACGGGTGGCGGGAAGGAATTTTGGATTGTTCCTCCGTCGGTGACTGTCGGCGGGTATTTCATTAAGGCGTTTTCGAGGTCGGGTTGGTGACGCGTGGTTTACAGGGTTGATTGGGCGTTGTGGCGTCCGCTCAAAGTTAATTTCACGGCCCGTGCGCGTCGCCGGACGGACGGGATCATCCTGCATGTCGCGGTGTCGGAGGCTGCTTCGTTGCACGGCTGGTTCTCGGATCCGAAGGCGTACGCTTCCTCGCATCTGTATGTGCGCCGAGACGGCACGGTCGAGCAATACATTGACCTTGACCAGATTTCGTGGGCGCAGAAGGATGGGGACGCGCGCTGTATCTCGGTGGAGACTCAAGGCGGGGCGTTGGGCGAGTGGACGGACGCCCAGTTGAGGTCCCTGGCTCGGATTGTCCGCGAGACTTCGAAGCGTTACGGGTACCCGTTGCGGGTGATGGGATCGTCTCGTGGTGAGCGGGGCGTGGGCTCTCACCTGTTGGGTGTGCCTGCGACGAAGGCCCAGAAAAACGCTGGGGTGTCGCAGACCGGTGGCGAACTGTGGTCTGGCGCCGTGGGGAAGGTTTGCCCTGGTCCTGACCGGGTGAAACAGATAGGCAAGATTGTGGCCCTTGCTGGGGGCCGGGAAGGAGAAGACGAGTTGACTCCGGAGCAGGCGAAGCAGCTGTCTACGCTTGTCGAGCAGGTGTCGGTCCTTGTGGATGCGGTTGGGAAGCTGCGTGCGTGGGCTGACCTTGAGGCGTGGTCGCTGGACCATAGTGAGCTTCCGACGTTGGGGGGGCTTGAGAAGGCCCGTGCGCGTACGGAGGAGGCGCTGGATCGTATTGAGAAGCAGTTGACGGACGTGTCGGAGCGTCTTGGCCGGTTGGAGAAGGTGGCTGGCCATGGCGCGTAACGCGGCGACTGCGATTGCGTGGGCGCGTGGTCAGCTTGGATCGCGGTCGTGGGGCGGGCGCTGTGAGCAGTTTGTGCGCACGGCGTTGGGGTTCCCTGGCCAGTATCCGTCGGCTAACGCGGCGTGGGCTGCGTCCGGCGGGAAGCATCCGGGGGATTTCAATCCGCCGGCGGGCGTGCCCGTGTTTTGGGCGTTGACGGGGCCGAACGCCCCGTACGGGCATGTCGCGTTGTCGATCGGCGGCGGTCGGGCTATCTCGTCGTCGAATGAGGCGGGGCATGCGGTCGTGTCGGTCATCTCGATTCGCGGGTTCACGGACCGGTATGCGATTTATCGTGGTTGGGTTGAGGTCTACCACGGTGTGAGGCTTGATCTGGGCGGGACGGTCCAGGTTGGGGGCGGCGGCAAGCATTCCGCCGTCGTTCCGGAGCAGAGAGTAGAGGAAGAGGATATGACTCCTGAGCAGGATGCGAAGCTTAACCGGGCGGTTGCGTCGGGTGAGCACGCGTTGGGCGCGCTTAAGCAGGTTAATGAGCGCGTGTATCTTATCGACCAGAAGGCGACGCATACGTTTGAGGCGGCGGATCAGCTGTTGAAGTCGTTGAATGATGTGGCGGCCCGGTTGGCGTCGGTCGAGCGGAAGGTCAACCATAGTTATGAGGCTGACGACCAGTCGTTGGTTTCGTTGAATAACGTGGGTGGGACGGCCTATCAGGTCGGGCAGAAGGTTGATGCTTTGGCGGAGACGGTCGGCCGGCTGGTGGACCGGTTGGCTGCTGTTGAGAAGCGGCTCGGCGCCTGACTGGTATTGTTGTTGGTTTCCCTGCCTGCAAGGGGTGGGGTTGTTTAGAAAGGATGCTCTATGACTATTGAGCAGTTTACGGTCCCTGCTTTGGCGGGGGCTCTGGCGCCGTTCGTGATTGCGGTTGCGAATCGTGTCGGTTGGAGCGCGAAGACGAAGACGGTCGTGGCCGGTGTCTTCTACGTGCTGGTGACGGCCGGGGTTCTGTTTGCGCAGTCGTATCCGGATAAGTGGCAGGCTGTTGCCGGCGTGCTTTTGACGGTTGCGATTGCGGGGCAGACCGCGTTTAGCGCTCTGAAGCCGTCGGGGATTCTTGACGGGCTGGAGCGTGCTATTAATTCTGGCCCGCGCCCGGGGAATCTGGAACCGGCAGAGTAAAGGGGGCTGGAGGCTCGGTGACTTTCTGGGAGAAACTGTTGTCTAACCCTGACTTCCATGCGTCGGTTATTTCTGCGCTGCTTGGGTTGTTGACGTTGGGCGGTATCCGTTTGAATCGGAGGGTCACCGAGCTGAAAGCTGTGCATGAGGAGACGAAGGACGGGGTGGAGCGTGCGGCGTCGGCGGCTGAGGCGGCGTCGGTGCAGGTGAACAACACGCATGAGACGAATCTTCGGGATGATTTGGATGATGTGCGTGATGCCCTGTCTCGTGTGGAGTTCTCGATCGATGAGTCGGAGTCGAGGGCGCAGGAGTGGCGGTCTGCGCATGCGGAGTCTCACGAGAGGGAACGTGAGGCCCGGGAGCGGGTGGATAACAGAGCGGAGGCCCGTATGGACATGTTGAGGCGTGACGTGCAGGATTTGTCTGGGCGTGTGGATGCGTTGCGGGAAGCGTCGGTGTCTGAGCATGAGAGGTTGCATGCTAGGATTAATAATCTGAAGAAGTCTAAGCTTTTGTGATAGTGTTGTGTGTGCGATGCCCCTTTCGGGGTGTGTTGTGTGCGCGAATATGAGAAGGCCCCCGCCGGGTTTTGACTCCCTGTCCGGCGGGGGCTTTCTCATGTTCTAGTTGTCGATGCCGATTCCGTAGACTCCCGTGTCGTTGCCGACTCGGTATCCGATGGGGTTGACGGCGCCGTCTTGGAGTTCTTTCAGGAAGGTTCCGTCTTCCTCGTCCCACCCGTAGGTGAAGACTCGTTTGTCGCCGTGTTTGGCTTGCAGTTTTTGAAGGGCTGCAATGAGTTCGGACACTCGCATTGCCTCTCCTTAGTCTTCGTAGATGGGGTTGTGGTTGTTGAGGTATTCGTAGGCGAGGCCGCGCCTGGCGAGCCATGAGCCGCCTTCACGTGCGAGGAGCACGGTTGTGACTTCGCCGTTGTCGTCGAGGTGTTCGGCTTCGACGAGGAACACGTAGGAGACTGCGCACCGGCCGGGGTTGTTCCGGGATGCGATCATGTCGGCGAATTCTTTCCCGGTCGGGATCGTGTCGCTCACTGGTTTTCCTCCCTGAGTTTTTTCATCCGTTCGGCCAGTTGGGCTCGTTGTTCTGGGGAGACTTTCCGTTTGGCGCCGCTGGTTGGGGTCCATTGTTTGCGGGGAATGGTGAAAACGCCGTGGGCGTCGGTCCCTCCGGGGTTTTCGGTGAACCTGTCGTCTCGGCGTAGTCGGGTGAGGTAGGGGCGCTGCCAGGTTTCGATGGTGACGAGTTCGTCGCCGTCGCTGGTGGTGATCACGGTCTCGCGTTCGTGTGCGCCGTCGTTGCGGTACATCAGTTCTCGCTTTCGAGTTGTTTGATAAGTTCGTCGTTGACGGAGAGGAACGCTTTTCCTTCCGCGTGGTGGATGATGATACCTCCGTTGGGGAGGTGGGTTACTCCTTGCACCAGTCCGGGTTCCACCTCGGGCGGGTTTGTTTCTTCGAGCTCGATCGCAAGCCCGTGTTCGCCGAGGCGCATGCCAATCATCTCGGTGTAGCCTTGTCCGGCGAGCCCTTCAAGGGTTTGGATGAGGGTTGCGATTTTCATTTGTTATCCCCTTGCTTTAGCCAGCCGGGGTGTTGCTCGGCTGGGCGTTTGGTTGACGGTTTGGGTTTGCGTTGTGTGTGTCCGCCGTCTCTGCCTGTCCGGGCCATGTGGCAGGTTTGGCAGAGGGCGCGCAGGTTGAGGCTGGAGTGGTCTCCGCCTCGTTTGATGTGGTCCACGTGAGTTGCTTTCTTCCCGCAGAGGACGCACGTGTGGTTGTCTCGTTCGAGGACGCGGCGCCGTAGGGCCGCCCAGTTTGGGGGGAGTTCTTTGCGGCGTCGTGATTCTTTGGCCCAGGCCATTAGCGGCGTCTCCCGGTGAGGGCGTGGAAGAGGGCTTTTCTTCTGGCGTCGTCGGCCTCGGGGTTGTCGCCGGCGGGGAGCTGGTATTCGCGTCCGTTGATCCGGACTCGGCCTTCGCCGGTGTAGAGGTCGAAGAGTGGTTTGAAGTGTGCCCATATCCTTGGGGCGCGGAGGACTTGGAGGCTGATGGTCTCGGTCGGGACGTAGGTCTTGGTTTCCCCGATTGTGGCGAGGCGTGACTGGTTGACCTTGTTGTTGAAGAGCTCAATAGCGAGGATGCGGGACATGTTGTCTAGCCACCAGTCCCCGTCGGCGTCTTCTTCCCATAGGTGGTTGTCAATGCGGATGACGTAATGGTCGTCTTCGTTGCGCACTGCGGTGTGTTTGATTATGTGTTGGGCTTCGGGCCAGGTGGGCAGGTAGCCTTCCGGGAACTGGTGCAGTTTCCCGTTGATGGTCATGTCGATGGTGTTCACTTGTTTATACCCTTTCCGTACATGGTTTTGTACCAGGTTGCTGCTTCGGCTGCGGCGCTGGGGGTTCCGGCGATGAGCAGGCGGAAGATTCGTTGCGGTATCGAGATGAGGCGTTCGGTTTCGAGGATGAAGATGCTGCCTTCCATGAGGTGGATGCCTTCGATGACGGGGGCGTCGATGGCGGCGTCTTCGGGCGGGGTGAGAGCGAATTGTACGGGGTCGTCTAGACTATAGACGGCTTCGTAGACTCCTATTTCCCCGTTGGCGATGGCGTCGGGGATGTTCTCGGGCGGGGTGTCGCCTGTGGCGGCGTACCTGATCCGGTAGGTTTCCCCGGTTTGGAACCGGTCGTGTGCCGCTTCGCGTTGGGCGGTTTCGAGTGGCCCAAGGGCGGTGAAGAGGGTTTCCCAGGTTTCGTGGGCGGGTAGTGTCCGGTCGGTGATTTGTGTCCATTGGTCGCCGTTGTCGCGGTGCCAGGCTGTCATGTTGCGGTCCCAGACGATGGTGTGTTCGGGGGCGGGGGTGGGGTACCCGTAGCGTGTCATTGTAGGTTCGCCTTTCTGTATGGGTCGGTTGGGCCGTTGTATGTTAGCCCGTTGCAATCAAACCAGCGCACGCCGTCTATGGTTTGGACGGGTGTTTTCCACGGCTGGGCGTCGTAGGCCGAGATGATGTATCCGGTTTCGCGGGCCTGCTGCGGGTGGGTGTGCGCCCACTGGTGGCAGGCCCGGCAGAGAAGTATCCCGTTGCACCGGCAGTCGGTGTGGGCGGAGTGGATGCCGCGGCGCCTGCGGTGGTGGTGGTCTGTGCCGGCTCTCCCGCAGCGTTGGCAGCGCCAGGCGTCCCGGTTAAGCACGGCCTCCTTGATCCAACTAGACATGAGCCTTGGACATGTCGAGGAGTCTCCAGTTAAGTTGTCCGTCCCTGTAGAGGCGGCCTTCCACCATGATCCGGTAGTGGTCGGGGCAGCGGGTCAGCAGGCCCGCAGCGTGCGATGTGGTCATGGCGATCATGGGCTCTATGGATATCAGTTCCCAATTGTCTTGCATTGGCGTGATACTGATCGGCCGGTCGGACGCCATGGCGACGAGGGTGTTTGGTGATGTCGCGTAGGCCAGGGCGCGTAACAAGTCTTCGTCTCCCTGTCTGAAGGCTTCTACCCAATAGAGGCCGCCCTTGTGTACGTCGTTCCAGGCCTTGGGGGTTGGCGGCGTGCCGGTGAACGGCCCGTAAGCGGCGACTGCTTCTTTCCATGAGAGCCCGTCGCATGAGGTTTCGTTGTCCCTGTGCCATTCTTCGGAGGGGACCCATTTGGTGCCGTTGGCCTCCCAGACGGGGCCTTCCGGTTCCTCCGGGTAGTGGACTTCGTAACGCATGAGATCATCCTTTCGGTTTGTGTGCGTACCACTAAACACTACCCCCCCCGATGCGGGACGCGCCGCAGCGGAGGGGGTGTGTCGTGGGTTTAGAGGAGGAGGAACGTGTTCCCGTCCCGCGCTTTCACTAGGTGCGGCACGGGGTCGCCTGTCCCGTCGTCGATCGGGGTCTTGACCGGCACGTCCCCGTGCTTTGTCTTGGCTTCTTCGAGGTCGGCGATCAGTTTTGAGATGAGCATCCAGGGTGTCCTTTCTCGTATCGTTCAACATAGGCTCGTGACCTGGCGTCCCCGAACGGGCGGCGGGCGTCGCCTTTGGCCCATTCGTACAGGTCGGCGCCGTCCTCAGGGTAGATGTCCAGTCCCCGCAGGTGCCACAGGTATCGGGCGCACGGGCCGCACCTGTATTCGGTTGTGACCGTTGCCTCGTCGTGGTTGAGGACGGGGACTTCGACGGCGTGTTTCCCGGCGACGCTGGCCCCGCACCAGGCGCACACGCCGGTCGTCCGGTAGGCGTCGATGCCTTCATGTTGGACTCTTGCTTTGCCGGGAAAGATGTTCATCTTAGTTGTCCTCCCAGTGTTTCTGTTTGTGGGTTCCGAGCCAGTCGATGATTTCGTTCTGGTATTCGCGGACGGCTTCCGGGCGGCGGGCGTTGACTAGGTTGGTCAGCGCGTCGGCGGGGACGGCGAGGATCGGGGTCAGTTCGGTGAGCTTGTCGTCTTCGTTGTCGGGGGAAAGCAGGAGGAGTCCCGTCCCGTCCACAGGCGGAACTGTCAGCATGCGGAGTGGGGTGGTGACTCCGATGCCGGACACGTCGCCTGGCACGCCCGAGTCGTAGCCTTCCACCCAATAGTAGGCACCGGGCTTGGACTGTTCCCATGCTTGGCGGAGCGGCGGCTCGTCGTGGAGCGTCCCGCACTGTTGGAGGAGTATGGCCCAAGGGCGGTCGTACCCGTCCGGGTCGCGCCACGCCCCATCTCGGCCTTTCTCGTAGCGCATGCCCCTATCGTCCCAGAGCGGACCGGCAGGCTCGGGAGGGAGGTCCAGCTCGTATCTCACTTGCGGTTCTCCTCTTCTCCGCGGATGCGGGTCAGGGCTTCCAGCAGTTGCCCGCGGATCACGTCGATGGATGTGTAGGCGCGCTCCATGTCGCGGGTTTTCTCGGCGTCTTGGGCCGAGAGCTCGGTCAATAGTTCGATGGCCTCGTGGAATTCTGGGATGCCGGCCTTGTCTGCGGCCTTCTGCAGCCGCAGCATCGTAGCCATGGGGATCATTTCTCGGCCCCTTTCAGGACCAGGGGTGCTATGACAGGCGTGCCAGGCATCCCCCTATACATGGGAGGCCCGCTAGGGAACCTTATCTGGTCGCAGTCCATGTCTGTGAAGACTGCGGACTCGCCGGCTTTAAGGAAGACCCCGGGAGACAGCGACGCACCGGATTCCATCATGCAGGCCAAAACCGGCTGGCCGTCTTCCAGATCGTCCCAGTCGGAAAGCGGGTTCTCTGAGAAGAACCGGGTGAAATGGAACGTGTCGAACAGTTTCTCCCATTCGACCCCCCCGATCCTCGCGTAGAAGTCGGACGGCGGCAAGACCGCACCCCAATGGTTGGTGTCGGAGGGTTCCATGTAGGGGTCGCAGAACGCCCACAGTTCCTCTCCGCCGTCGCCGCATATCCTTTCAAGCCTGCGCCCGTCAAACGTCCACACTTTTCTAACCTTGCGGGGCGGCTCGTGCTTTTTACTGTACGTTTCCATTATTGTTCGCCTTTCATCTGCTTGTAGCAGTCGTAATGGTAGATGTCGTGGCCCTCACATGAGGAAGTCCACGTGAGGGTGATCGGGTTCCCGCAGCCCGCACAGCGGGTGCAGGCCGGGAAACCCCACATCGGTTGGATCATTAGAAGGGGTAGTCGTTGGCGGTCGGCGGCGCCTGAGTCGCCGCATGGGCGAGGCGCGGGTTCCGCTCGGTCAGGGCGGCGGCGATCCACTCGGCGGCCATCACCCCGAACGGCTGGTCCGGAATCCAGCGGACGTACGAGTCCGGGACCCGGACGCGCTCGCCGCACACCTCCAGAAGATACCCCGATCCGCGGTGGTTCTCAACCAGGGATGCCTTCACGTCATCCTCGATCGCGGCGCCGATCCGCCGGACCGGGGTCTTCTCGTTCACGCCCATGGTCGCCTCCACCGTGACCGTGTAGGTCTTCTCCCCGCACGTGAACGTCACGTCCCGGCCCGGCCCCACCAGGTCGGGTATCTGCCTGTCAGAATGGGGGAGCATCATGCCCCCCTCGGCTGGCCCACGGATCGTACTGGTCAGCCTGCGAGCTGGGCGTCCCGTATCCGCCGCCACGCGTAGAACTCTGCTGCGACATCGACTGGCCCGAGTTCGTCTTCTCCGGCTTCGCCGTCGCGTACCTCAGCGAGGGGCCGATCTCGTCCGCCGTCAGGTTGATCGACGTCCGGCTCTGGCCCTCGTGCTCGTAGCTCCGCACCGACATCCTGCCCGTCACAATCACCCGGCTCCCCTTCGCCAACGATTCGGCGACGTTCTCCCCCATCTGCTTCCACACGTCGCAGCGGACGAACATCGTCTCCCCGTCCTCCCACTGTTGGGTCGCCTGATTCTGACGGCGCGGGGTCGAGGCCAGGGTGAACGAGCACACCGGGGTCCCGCTGCTGACGTACCTCAGTTCGGGGTCCGCCGTGAGATTCCCCACCAACGTTATGGTCGGCTCTCCAGCCATAAGGTTCTCCTTTCGGTTTCGGCTTCATGCCGTACTTGGCACGAATCTCATCCATCTTAGGACGCAAAGCAAGGAACTCGGGGGTCGGAGGAACCGCCCCGGCCGTCTGAGCCTCCAGACGGTCCGACCACGCCTGCCGTTCGGCTTGCCGTGCGGCCTCCGCCGCCTCCAACTCGGGGCGAAGCCGCTCGGCTTCCTGCTCCGCCTTCGCTTTGTCAAGGCGTTTCATCTCCAATAGCTCAGCGAAGTGCCGATCCCAGAGTTGGACCAGGGTTCCGGCCGCGAGATGCTTGGCAACGAAACGCTTGCCTATCGATTCTACGTCCAGTCCCCAGGCTTCCCCGAACGCGACATGCCGAGGAGACGGAACAAACGTGGGAGGGATCGTGGTCGGCTTGCCGTCGTCCGCCCACCGCTTCGGCGCATCCCGCATCCAATTCCAGGACGGCTTCCTGGGGCGCTTCGGAACGTCCGGGGTGGGCGACGGTACGGGCGAGCCCTGAACGCCGCTCCCAGACCCCTTAGCGTGATCCTCAGAGGCATCCGAGCCCTGACCGTACACGTGCCTCGGAGCAGGAAGAGGAACATCATCACCCCAAGCCCCGCCAGAAGAGAGCCCCTTCCGATCCGCCAAGGCCCCGCTAGACGAACCAGACCGCAGCGTGGACGCACGCTCCCGCCAGTCCGGCCCAAACACATCCACCGGCCTCACCACTGGCCTCGGCTCCCAAGGCTCATCGAAATACCCCTCCGGAGGAACAAAATCCCACGCCGGATCCCCAGGAGGAAACAACGGCTCCGGAACCTCATCCAAGAACCCATCCCCGCCAACCGGCAGACCGTCCAGGAACGACTCCGACGCCGCAGGGCCAGAAGCCCCGCCCTCGCTCACTTCCTCCCTGCCGCCGCGAAGCGGCGCCCCAGCCACAGACGAAGGCGACTCTTCACACTCAGGTTTTGGATTCAGATTTTCAGTTGTTTCAGCCTCGCGCGCGTTACGTACGTAAGAACAACTATTAAAGTCTTGGATAGTAGTAGTTAGATGGTTCTGGTTCGTGTCAAAATTCTTTACCCCCCCCGTAAAGATTTTTAACCCCGGTGTAAAGCGGCTTGACGCCACCGAAGCAGCAACCCAATACCCGTTCGACGTCTGCTGCCCGTCCTCCCCGCAGCGAGTCTCCTTCTTCACCAGCCCCGCCTGAACCAGCTCCTCTACAGCCTTGACGGCAGTCGGGCGAGACACGCTTAGCATCTTCGCCAGCGTCCCATACGACGGCCAGCAATACCCCGTCTTGTTGTCCCGGAACTTCTGCAAAACCGAGAACAGCGCTTTTGCCTTAAGCGACATGTCGAGGTCCCACACGTCGTTGTCGATCCGTGTCCAGCCGTTCGGGAACATCGCCTGCGCATCAGCCACAGGCGCGTTTCCCTGTTGGAAGTGATCTTCTGATATACTCATAAGTGCCTTTCTGTAGGTATGTTGATGTTGAAGGCCCCGGTCCATCCGGGGCCTTCAACATTTATACCAGAAACAATCAGCCCAGGGGCGGAACCCAGTCCGGAATCAAAACCCCGAACTGCACAATCGCATACTCACACACGCCACGCAGACCATCACCGCTATAGTTTTCCCACTTGAAGATGATGTTGTTATCGACAAGCCACTTCAAAGCCCGAGAAACAGTCCTCTTAGACAAGCCCGTATACTCCGCAATCTCACCCTGAGGGATCGGCATCCTAATACCAGTCGTCCCTATACGAGCATGCAAATAAGCCAACACAAGCTTAACCGAAGGCTGCGCGTCAAGCATCGCCCACCCCTGCTTCAAACTAAAAGCAGAATAGTTCACACCCCAAGGCGCCTCAGGAACATCGTCTTCATCATCCAACTCATCAACCTCATCGGCGAAACAAAACTTGTGGCCAATAGCCATGCCGCGACAAACCTCGTCAAAACCAATCAGGGAATTCCCCCTAAGCTCCATGATCGCACGCTCAAGCTCACGCATCGTGCAACCGGCACGCTCACGAACCTCCTCCATAGAGAAAGTCCCATCGTCACGAACGTTACCCGCCCACATGAGAGCCATGTACACGTCCTTCGCGGCATCCGTCAACAACTCCCCGTAAAACACGTCGTCCAACTGGCCAACGCTACCTGGTATGCTAAACATATAACCTTCCTTTCGGTTAAAAGGTCGCCGCCCCCAGACCTAAAATTGGGGGCACACACATTTCTACACCACACACCGGCCGCCCCATGTACACGAGCGGCACCGGCGTATACACTAGAAGACGAGTTCACCTTTCAAAGAAGCGGCCGCCAACCTCCCACCGGGCGGCCGCTTCACTCATATACACAAACAAGGTAGACTAGAAGACCTGAGAGGCCAGACGCCACTCAGACAATCGACGATACTAGAAGCCGCCGGCCCCAGGAACACTCCCCGGGCCGGCGGCTTCTATCCCCCACCAATCAATCCATCACAAGAACATACTCCGACGGCAACTGACGCCCCGACAACACGTCAAAACGCGGCACCGCCTTCACACGCCCGTCCGCCCGCAGCTTCGCCAGCACACGCCGCACCGTCCGCTTCGACAAACCACACCTACAGGCGATCCACGCCATCAACGGTACCGCATGCCCAGCCTCCAACGCGGACAACGCCACGGCCACCATCCGCTCCGACACGGACGCACCACTAGTAGAGGACAGCGCCCACGACGGCAGCCGGACCGCGTTCCTGACCTCACCCTCCGCATTCACGACAGCAAGGCCATAGTCGTATTTGGTCATGTGAACTCCCCCAACCCGACACGGACAAGAAACGCGTGACACGCCTTCGCAACCCCGACAGACACGCCATCGTCCACGCCGTCACGCCAATTGAGAACGTCACGACACATCTCCACAATGTCGTCGCGATCCACGCCGTCGTCGTCGCCGTCCCAGCAGTTCTCCCACCAAAACTTGGACAGGACCTCACAATCGGGACACTCATGCCAATTGCAGAAACCCTCACCGGGCAAAAGGAACTTCCCGAAGGAATACCTTATCCCCTTCGAGATGCGCTGCCCGCACAGGTCACAAGCAACGGCGCCACGAGAGACACGCCGCCCGCTCTCCAACTCAATGGACATAGCCTCCTCCTTTCACCAACACTTCGGACACACCGTGTCGTCACCGATGTAGGCAGCCGCATAGTTGGGCATCGACGCCTCGCAGCGACCGCACGTTTCTATCTTGACGCGGTGAACAGGAATCCTGCATCCGCAATACTTGCAAGGCGGGTTCACTTCGTAGCCTCCCCGGTCTCACGGTTCACGTACTCTGCCATGTCTAGTCTCCTTCCATATCGGGCCGCTCCCCAGACAACAAAGCGACAAAATCCTCAAGACGCATCGTCACATACTGCTCACCCGCAGCCGCCCGACCATGCCTCTTGTGTACAACCACTCCCACCAGGGCGTCGTCGTTCCCTCTCTCTATCTCAGCCTCGCCCACCCACTCAGACAGGCAAGCCCGAGACGTGTTCTTACACTCGACCACAACACGGCCATGCACTGTACGCACACCGCCGATATCGCCCCGGTCTTTCGCCCCCGCCTTCGGGCGGCGATCGATCCGATCATCCACATGGTCACGCAGATAGTCGGCCACCAGCCTCTCAAACGAAGCCCCGGCCTTCTTAGCCGATCGACGATTCCGTGACATAGCGCGGCACTCCTTTCCGAGTCACAACATACGGGGTGTACCCGCACTCAGGGCAGGCAAGCGAACAGAAAAAGGAGTTAGTCAGCCGGACAGTTTCAGCCCTGCCCAGACGCCCTTCCCAGCCGCACTCCCAGCAAAGCAGCTCCACTTTCCTCGACGGCTTCGGTAGACGCCGAGCCCGCACCCTCACAGCCTTACGAGACAAGAGATGAAACACGGCGTCGCAATTCCAGCACCCAAGCCGAGCCGGGCTTCTGGGAACATTACGGAAGAGAATCGATTCCCGCCCGCAGAACGGGCAGCGAATCGGCCGGTCGCTTGCCCACGGCCAGTCGCGAGTTTCAAGGTCCCAACGCCGAGAGACAACCTTGTTCTTGCCAGGGAGCGAGGGATCGTACCATCCTTCCTCCCGGTGGAAGCTAACAATGTTAGCCGGGAGCCGGAGCCTTTTAACAACGAAGCGGCGCATCACTTGACCTCCTTAACCGACGCGGCCACATGAGCGAGGATGCGAACCGCACGCTCGGCCTGCTGAGGAATCACGCCATTGCCGAGCATGGTCAACTGTTGAGCCCTTGACAAACCAAGCCCCGGGTCGGTCACCCACCCCTCAGGCAGACCCATCATCCACTCAACAAACAGGGTAGACAACCTGCCCGTCTCGTCGAGCGGGTCCGGCGCCTCACGAAACACGCCCTCCCACCTGGCGATCCCCCGAATATAGGGAATCAGCCCACGCCTACCAGCCTGAACAATGTCATAAAACGAGCCAGACCCGCTATAAGCAGGCGACTTCCGCCCATCCATCTGCGACGCCGTAGGAGTAGGAAGCAACCTCACGCCTTCTCCACCACATCCCTGAGCGTCACCGAATGCCCGCCCTCCCTGCGCCGCGCCGGCGGCTCCGAACCACCGCACGTACCAAGGCTCGCGGTCGGCGTCGGCAGCAACGACAAAGAGTCTCGCCCGCCTGTGCGGGGCTCCGACATCTGAAGCCCGAACAACACCCCACCACGCGTCATACCCAACGTTGGCAAGGTCTCCGAGAACACGTCCAAGTGCTCGGAGAACAGGCCCATCACGCCCGTCTCCCACACATCCCGTTCCCGGTCCCATGAGGCTAAACGCCTCCGCCGACAGTGCCCCATTCACGTTCTCCCAAACCACTAGATGCGGGCGCAGACTCTCCACACCCCTGACCATCGCTTCCCACAAGCCCGACCTGGTGCCAGGCTTCATTCCTTTACGGCCGCCGGCGAGCGACAAATCCTGACAGGGCGACCCGCCGGCGACCACGTCCACGGGTTCTACGTTGTCCCAGTCGATCGCGGTTACGTCCCCAAGATTCACCGGGAACCGGCCCGACTTGGAGATGAGCTTGACCGGACCGGCCGCAACGTCCGAGCACCACGCCTCCCGGCACTCGCCGCCGAGAGCTGCTTTCACTCCCATGTCCAGGCCGCCATAGCCAGTGAACAGGGAACCAAGACTCCACGTGTTCATGCCGCCAGCGCCGCCTTCCTGCGCGCCGCACGCTGCTTCGGCGTCTCCCCGCCAAGCACGCCGAACAAATGCCGCCAATCCAACGTCCCCGCCTCCACGGCGTCACCGTACTTGACGCATTCCTCACGCACGGGACAGTCGGCGCACAACGCCAACGCCGGCCCAGCGGCCTGCATCGTATCAGGGAAGAACAATTCCACGTCCGTCTGCGCGCACGTGGCCCGCTCCTGCCAGTTCTCCCTCGAGAGGAGATTGTAGAGACTGATCATTTGAGTTCACCTTTCAGATAGTTAGTTGAGTTTCTGTCGTGCACGCCTCCGCGCACGCCCGGTAGGAGTCTCCCCGCCCCACACCCCGAACAAACCATAGGGTGTGTTCTTCCCCTGCTCGAACTCATCCGCAAGTTCGCGGCACTCGGCCACGAACCGGCAGCCAGCGCACACCGAAACAGCTTCAGCGTATGCCTGCTCCGAGTTCTTCTCAGGAAAGAACAGCTCGTCCAACCCTACACACGGCAGGGTCTCTTTCACGTTGGCGGGGAATCTCACGCGATCCCCTCATGCAACGGGATGCCGTACAGTTCGGGAGCCCGCACCCGCACGGGGACGGTCGCTATCACGCGCCGCTGCCGGTGCTCTACGAACCCCTTCGCGCGGGACCGGATCGGCCCCAGCCCGCGCGCACGCGCGTCCTCTACCACGCGGTCTTTGGCTTCGCCGATCATGTCCGCGACGACCATTTCGTCGTCCTCGATCAGGAACGCCATCTTATATGTGTCAAGCCCACCCATCGCGGGGTCTCCTTTCTGTGTGCGTGTATCCAGTGTGAACCAAAATGGGGAGGGTGACAAATTGACACCCTCCCCATTTTGGTGACATGCGCCACCCGCTACTGTCGTTCCTCAGCCTTCGACTGGAACGCGTCAAGCGCCCTCTGCGCCTCCGCTTCAGTCAACTGATCGATACGGTTCGTGCGCTTATGTGAAACCCCCAACGCCACAGTCTCAGCCGGATACTCCCCCTCAAAAGAGGCGATCCACTCCTCAATCCCCTTCAACTGCCCGGGAGTAATCGGGCTGCCGTCCGACGGAGCCTGCACAGGCCGACCCGCACCCCCGCCAGGTTGGGACGGCGCCGCACGCCCACCGCCATGCCCGCCCCTCTCGGGAGTCTCATAGTCCGGGTCCTGGTCCTCCTCCGTCGGAACGCACAACACCTGCGAAAGGGCCGTGCGCAACGCATACGAGTACGCCTTCGTCGTCGCCTTGTCGGAATTGTCCAGAGCCTCAGCGCACACACGCACCGTTGCCTGCTGATCCGCATCCGGCCCACACGCGAACGTGTAATCCACCGTCAAACGGCACTGTACCCACACGCCCTTCCCGACCGGAACCTGATCGTACTCCTTCTCCTGAATAGAAGTCAGGACAACGATTCCATGCTTGCGGAACTCCGGACCGGCCGCGTTCATGAGGTCATCAATACCCCTAAACGCATACCCCTGAGCCTTGTTCCTTTTCGTCTTGCCAATGGCGCGGACCCCGTTCATCACGAGACTCAACGCCTGGAAAATATTCAACCTATCATTGCCCATGAGAGCCGCCTTTCTCTCTTGGTCTCCTCCCACTGCGGGAAGCTGAACGTGTGAATACTATCCGGGATTCCCGGATAGTTCCCCGACTCAAGGCAGCCCTTCCACTGCCAGAGAAGCTTCGACACAAGCTCGTCCGCACGCTCCAACTGCACGTCAGACAAAGCATGCACCGAAGTCTGGAACGGCGCCGCCTTCCCCACCGCGACAAACACAAACAAGGGAAGCTTGCCCGTCGCCGCGTGAATGCCCCGCAGATAGAACGCAGCCTGAACATCGTAGGCAAGCTGCGCCGCCGACCGGCCAAACTCGAACGGCCGCGCGTCTTGCGTCGTCTTCAGGTCCACACAGGCGAACGGGGACAGGTAGTCCGGGCGGGCCTTGCACCACACCCCCGTCTCATCATCCTGCCAGAAGATCGACTGCTCCGCCCGCCCCCCTTTCAGAAACCCGGACGCTAAAGCCGACCCTTTCACGGACTCAGCCATAGCCTTAAACACGTCAAGCTCGGAGGCGGTCAGAACGGGGACGCCGGCTTCGGCCAGCTCGGCCGCCTTCGCCTTCCCCGCCTTCGTCCGCCCATCAGGCTTCAACTCAGGCATCGGCCCGCCCTCCAACACGTGCGAATGGAAGAACCGGCCGAACGCGAACGTCGAACTGTCCGCCGGATGATCAAGATTCCACTTCGCCGTCTGCGCGTCCGCCTTAAACAAGGTCTTCAACGTCGTCGAAGACACCGCCCAGCCGGCGCCATGGTAGTCCGTGTCCGGCACGCCGTCGAAGAGGCCGGCCTTCTCCCGTTCAAGAACGCTCACTTGCCGCCACCCCCTTTCAGTTCCTCTTCCAGCATGACCACGGACTGCATCGCAGTCATCCCGTCCATGAAAGCCGTCACGACAGACATAGCCTTCTGCATCTCACACCCGGACCGCACCAGATCGTAAGACATCTCGGTCTCGGTGCGCCTCAACGTCAACGTGAGAAACGTGCGCAGCTGCTCCTCGGTGTAGTCCTTCGCCGCGACGCTGCAGAAGACAATAGCCTTCGCAAACGACGACACATGGACGCAGAACACCCCCCACTGCTCATCCGTCAGACCATACCGGTCGCGCACCAGCTCCTCGAACGGATACGTGAACCCCGTATCGCCACTCACCGCCCCCTCCTTCCTCTCTTAGAGGCGTTCGCTTTAGGCCAATAGGTCAGGCGCGGCAACGGCACACCCATATACCTCGCATGATTCCTGGCCTGCTTGACGAACAAGCGGATCGCCCGCTTGTGATCCCTCGCCTTGACACGCTTCGAGTTCAACGCCTGCGACAAAGCAATAGCCCCAAGCGTCAAGTCGCGATCCAAATACTCGCGCCGCTTCGCCAACGGAAGCCACGGCGAGCCAGCCATGCGAATGATTGTCCGCGCCACTTTCAGGGACTCGCGGTCAAACACCACGAGAACCCCTGCCAAATACGCCGGCCCTTTCACGATTCCTCCCAGTTGTACAGGCGCGAATTGACCACGGCCTCCAGAATCCGATGCCACATATCGTTCGGGGCCTCAGACTCGCCCGCAAACTCTTCGAACAAGTCACGCGCGATCCAAAAGTCACGCCTGCCCGCACGCGCCGGGACATCCTCCCAACGGGGAGTGACAAGTTCGGGAACGAACCGGTCAAGAGCATTGCCCTTGACAATTTCGAGGAACAGCTCCTCGCTCAGCGAGGGACGGACCCTCCCTCTATCCTCAATCAAGTAGGACCGGTAAAGATTGATAACGTCACCCGCGCCGATGTGAAGGTCCGGCAGCTCGGCTTGCGCCCACCGCGCGACACCCCGACCGAGCGTCTCCTTCATGTACTCCTCGTCCGTGTAGGCCACGTTGGCGTAGAAGAACGCATGCGGAAGAGCAACCTCCCCGTCCCCCAACGCGGCCTTGAACACGGTCTTGTTCCACCCGTAGGCGACATCGCACCGTTTCGTCTCACACGAAACAATACGATGATTCCCGACAGTGAACGTCCCAAACTTGGACTCGAACGTCCGCTGATTCTTAGCAGTCATCTTCACGGCCTCCTTTCTGTTTCGTTTCGAAAGCGTCCACGGCACCCACATACGCGAGCGCCAACAGTCCGTCAAACAGCAGCGCACCAATCAACGCCGCCGCATTGCGCGAGTCAAACGCCCACGCCGTCAACGTCGCCCCACCAAGCAGGAACACGGCGCCAACAATCAAGCCAACGATTCTTTTAACCATCGGGCTCTCCCTTCAGAGCGCGAGGACCCGGACCAAGGCATCCTCGCCCTCCACCCAATCCGTACGGGACTCAAACACCCGCTCGAAATACGGCGGAATGCTCTTGTAGACCTCCAGGTCCCCGAACTCGGCCTCAGCCTTTTCAAGCTCGGCAATAAGATCACTGATCTTCACGGTAATTTCACCTTTCCTTTTCGTTGTACAGCAAGAGCGGACAATCTGACCGCCCCCTTGATTCTAGCGGCCGACCGGCGGCCAACCGACCTTCTCCACCGGCGAGTCGTCCCCCAACTCCCGGAACTCATCCACCATCGGGATAAACATGGCCTCGTCCTCAGGGATGAACTCGAACTTCCCCGACGGGACAACACCATCCCCTTCCTGCAGGTCGTGCGCCAACATCCGCGCACCAAGAGCGAAGAACAGGGAAGACTCCACCCCCGTCGGCGCCGCATCAATCCGGGTCTCATACTGCGGGCGACGCCCAGTCCACCAAACCGGAATGATCCCCATCTGCATCGCAACCTCCACGCCTGCATTCGTGAGCACCCCGTACACGGCGTGCATCACCACCTCCACCGGCAGATCGGCGTCAATATAGCCGTTCTCAGGAGAGGACACTTCCACCCGTGCCGTGTCGCAGGCGAGCATCACCTGCCCGCCCTCCCCATGCTTATACTCAACCTGCGCAACGCACGAAGTCTTGCCGTTCTCGCGCGCTTCCCGGCTGAACACCAAGAAACTGCGCCCCCCGCCCGGCGAGTCAGCCTCATCCTGTTCCACGGTGATCGTCAAGTCACGCCGCGCCGTGAACCGCAACGCGTGCAGGCCCTCCCGCAGCAGCTCATAGTCCGCCTGCGAAACCGCGGCCTCCACCTGCCCCCACACGGGCTCAGTCTTGCCGCGCGTCTGCCGCGACGCCGCCACAAAAAACCGCTTCTCCATAGACAACAGTCCTTTCCAGTCTGGGCATGGTCCCTTGTAGACCGCGCCTTCGCCCGCCGGGCAGGGAACGATCCTGCCTACGCCCACCAGCGGAATCCACTCACCTAGCCAAATACTTGAGCTCCACATCGAGGTCAGGGATACTCGCCAGCAGTGCCCGGCGTTCCTCAGGCGACCACCCGTTCTTCCACGCAGCCTTATCGATCGCATAGCCGACAAGCCATGGGGAGCCGCCCAAGTGCCTCTGCCTCCGCCAAAGACGGAACGCCCGCGCTCGCCCACCACGATCCCTCAAGCCAACGCGGCCGCTTATCGCCGAGCGGAGGAAGGTCCACCCGTTCCTGCACGTAATCCGCCGCCGCTTCAATGACCCATTGGCTAGGCCAGTCCGTCGGCAGCTTACGCCAGGTGTAACAGTCAAGCGACAACCGCCACTGGCCCGTATTGGGACCATAATCCATGTGCCCCCAGCCACGGTGCATCGCGACGCCATGAACATCGTAAGGTTCCTCAGCATACCTGAGGTTGAGGTCTTCGGGGAGAGCAAACCCCCGACTCTGTAGTTCGTCAAGCACGGCCGCACGCCAGTGCCAGTCGGATTCCCACTGGAATGCCATTGTATTTTCCTTTCGGTCTGGGCCAGGCCCCTATAGTCTGGCCTTCGAGCGAGGGGAGGGAATCGAACCCCCAACAATCACCGGCACCAGCCGCCCCCCGCCATTCTCACGCGACCACACACAACGGACCCTGACCGTCACACGGATTCGCCGGCAACAAGTGCACATAATCAAACGCACACAACAACCCCCAACCCTCACACGGCCGCTCAACCAACTGCTGGACACGCGGCACCGGACCCGCCGCATCCGCCAACCCGACAGTAAAAACAGCCACGCCGACAATCACCGCCCAAAACACGACGATCTCCCACCAGCGCAAGCAACGCCACGCAATCATCCCAGTCTTCCTTTCGGCCTGGCCGCCCAACCCCGCGCTAGACGGCATCGGCCCACGCCGAGGGAACGATCCCCGGTACGCCACCCGCGGGCAAACAAACTCACCTACCTATTCCACACCCAAACCATCGACGATCCCAAGGGCCGCCGCCAACCCGAGACCCAACATCGCCACCAGCAACGGCGCCACGATCCCACACACGCCGGCGACGACGCCGATCAAGCCGCAATCCCGCTTCCACGGAACAAACCCGACAATCCCAGACCACGCCACCAACCCAGACAACGCGACCGTGAACGCCCCAACAAACACCCCGAACATCACTCGGCACTCCCCGCCGACATTGGCGTATCCGGCGTGACGGGGGACTCCGCCGAACCCGCAGACCACGACGGCCCCGGCAAAGCCGGCGTCACCCGCCGCCAAGAATCCTCCACCTCATCCCAGACTTTCTGGGCCGCCGCAAGCGCCTCATCGCACGCCACCCCCGCAGGCAAGTGGCCGATGCAACGATCCGTCCCCACATCAAACAAGAGCACGTGCGTCACTTCCTCCCCGCGAGCCATCGAATACGGCACCGCCAAATCCCAAGAGAACGCCGGCTTTCCCGGGCCCTCCTCTGCAGCAAACGCCCAATACGGCACGTCCGGCAAAAACGTGGCCACACGGGACAGTTCAGCCAGACTTGACTCTTCAAGCGGCACCCGAATCTTCCCGTAATCACCGTGCAACCACACAGCCGGCTCATACGGGGCTTCCGGTTCTATCTCTACCCGGAAGTCATCGCACGGATCACACCCAAGCTCACGGGCGATCACATCGGCGAGTTTCCGCTCCGCCGAACGAACCTCCGCCCAAGCGTCAGACGCCACCCTATCGGCATCCCCCGCCTCTCGAACCGCTCCCGCTCCGCCAACGCCGCCAAAACATCATCACACCAGGCCGAAACGTCACCTTCCAACATTACCGACCAAGCCTTCAACCGCGGCTTACGGTCCAGTGGCCGCGTCCACACCGCCAACCTTTCACCGTCACACCAAAGCCTCCACCCAGACCGGTTCAACGGCCGCGACCTCACCGTTTCCCCGCGCTGGGAAAACCGGCTAACACCAAACTTGCGGTTGAGCACCTCGCGAACGGGCGAGGGAATCTGGATAGCCATTTGTCAATCCACCTTTCAACTTAAAGCCAACCCCGATTGGGTCAGACTCTAGCCCGCCGGGAGGGGAACGATCCCTCCAAACGCCAACCGGCGGCCGCCGGCCACTACGACCAGCGCTGCGCTTCAGCCTTCACCTCCCCAAGCCACGCCCGAAACTCATCCAACGAAACGGCCCTCAAATCAATCGGCGCCGGGCCCTCCGCCGGATAAGCCGGCTTCCACTCCAGCCACGCCTGATTCCCATACAGGAACTCATCCTGGAGGTCAGACAGCGAGACAACAATCCTGAACGGCGCATCCGCCCCTCGCCGCGAGGACGGCAGCCAGCCAGATCGAAGCTCTAGCGGGAACCTCCCCGCCCAAAGCCTCACACCCAAAGCCTGACGCACCTCATGCTTCAGAAAGTCACGCACATTGGCGAAGACCGAATCCTTGATATCCATTGGGAAAACCCCCTAGTAGTAGCTGAGACCAGGAACCGCGGCCACCCGATTGGCGTCCCGTCCGGCCCCCCGTCCGATAGCTCTAACCTACACGCACCCCCGGCCAGCATGTCAACCCCAAACCCAAAAACAAACCAAAGAGACGTGGGCCACACACACACATGTTCGACACACAAACCCCAACACCCCAACCCAAACCAGGCACCACACCCACACAACCCACACGCGACACGCCACACACGACACGCCGAACGCACACACGACACCCAAAGC